AATACCTGTACGAAACGACCACATGCTAAGGCCTTACCAATAACATGGAAAGGTGAAGAACACAAAATGTTTTTCTTTGATGGTTGTGCCTTAGTTGGTGATGAAAGTAAATTTGAAACTATTGCAAGATATTCAAATGGTGATCCAATGGCCATAATACAGAATAACATTGGTATTATAGGTTGTCATCCAGAAAGCACGCCTATCTGGTACACATATCACAGTTGGATGAAAAATCACTATCATGGTGGTGTACAACATAAATTATTATTAGATTTCGTTAATGAATTGATGGAGAAATAAAATGTTAGGTGAAATGTTCTTATATGGATTCGTAAGTGCTTTTGGTTGGTGGAGTGCCAATCATTATGTTATTGAACCTCATTTTCCTCCATCAATAGAGAAAAAAGTAGAAGTTAAAGAAGAAAAGAAAGAAGAAAAGAAAGAAGAAAAAAAGGAAGAAAAAAAGAATGATTAAAAAAGCAAGCAATACAATTTTAACGGATGAAAGAAGTCATTTTAAGCCATTCAACTATCCGTGGGCTTATGATGCATGGTTGAAACATGAACAATCACATTGGTTACATACTGAAGTTCCAATGTTAGAAGATGTAAAAGATTGGAAGAAAAAACTTACAGATAATGAAAAGAATTTCTTAACTAATATTTTTAGATTCTTTACTCAAGGTGACATCGATGTTGCAGGTGGTTATGTTAATAACTATCTACCATATTTCCCTCAACCTGAAGTAAGAATGATGTTATTAGGATTTGCTGCTAGAGAAGCGCTTCATGTAGCTGCTTATTCACATTTGATTGAAACTCTTGGATTACCAGAAACAACTTATAATCAGTTTATGGAATACCAAGAGATGCGTGAGAAACATGACTATGTGATGGACATTAGTTCGAAGAATGGCGATAAAGAATCAACAGCTGCACATATTGCTGTATTCTCGGCCTTTACTGAAGGTATGCAATTGTTCAGTTCATTTATCATGTTACTAAATTTCCCACGTATGGGTAAGATGAAAGGTATGGGACAGATTGTTACTTGGTCTATTGTTGATGAAACACAACATGCAGAGTCAATGATTAAATTATTCCGCACCTACATAGAAGAAAACAAAGAGATATGGAATGATGAACTTAAAGGAAGAATTTATTCTATCGCTGAAAGAATGGTGGAGCTTGAGGACAAATTTATTGATCTCTCCTTTTCTATGGGCGGTATTGATGGTCTCTCTAGCGAAGATGTTAAACGATATATCCGTTATATTGCCGATAGAAGGCTTATATCTCTTGGTCTTAAAGGCATATTTAAAGTAAAGAAAAATCCTTTGCCATGGGTAGAAGAAATGATTAACGCACCAACTCACACCAACTTCTTTGAGAATCGTGCTACTGATTATGCTAAAGGCGCATTAAGTGGTGATTGGGGTGATGTCTGGGCTCACTAAAGGAAAACAATGACAAATAAAATAATAAGTGGAGAATGTGATAACTGTGAATCTTCTTATCATGTTGAATTTATGGAGGAACTAGTGTCACAAGAATTACCTGAACATTGTCCATTCTGTGGTGAAGTCATCCAAGAATTGTCTGAGGCCTATATAGAGGATGAAGATGATTTGGACGATGATGAAAAATGGGATTAAATTGGCAATATAATGGCAGTGAATTTACCGAGGACTTGATTGGTGATAATTACGGATTCGTTTATCAGATTACTAATCTAGCGAATAACAAAAAATACATAGGTAAGAAATTTTTTTATTCTACCAAAACCAAGCAAGTCAAAGGTAAAAAGAAGAAGTTAAAAGTACCAAGTGATTGGCAAACTTACTACGGAAGTAGTGACATATTGAAGCAAGATGTGTTACAATACGGACTAGAAAATTTTAAGAGAGAAATATTACATCTTTGTAAATCAAAAGGTGTATGTGGTTATCTTGAAGCTAAAGAGCAGTTTACCAATAACGTACTAGAAAATGATGATTATTACAATACGTGGATAATGGTACGTGTTAGAAAATCTCACATTAAGGATTATAATGCTGGAAATGTTCCATGATATTAAACAAGAAGAATTTGATTGTCTAACATTTTTTCCTGATTATAAACAAGATGCACTAAAGATAGAAGGCCAAAGATACAAGAACTTTGGTGAAAAAGTGGATGGTAGCATAATGGGTGATTGGTGGCATGTTATCCTTTTTAAAGAAGGGAGAGAATCATTTACCAATTTAGATAACTTTGATGCAATACTTTCCGAACCCCTCGAATATATCTCGCAATTAATACCACAAGGCTGGTATGGAATGGTTGCAAAAAAGACAACTACTTCTCCTGAATTTATCCAAAAAACGCTTGACATTTTACAAAAAAGCCTGTAGAATATGGAAGTTAAACTTGTGAAAGTATATTATGATTCTAATTGATTTAAACCAAGTATTACTATCCGGCATTATGGCACAAATTGCCGGTCAAAAAGGAGTTAAAGTAGAAGAAGGCCTTGTTCGACACATGGTCTTGAATATTCTACGAACTCATCTAAAAAACTTCCGTAACGAATATGGCGAAGTTGTACTTTGTTCAGACAACCGCAAATATTGGCGTAAAGAATTCTTTCCATTTTACAAAGCAGGTCGTAAGAAATCACGTGAAAAATCCGATTTGGATTGGCATTTGATTTTTGATATACTGGCTAAAATGAAAGTAGAACTACGTGAAAACTTTCCCTATAAAGTAATTGATGTAGAAGGAGCTGAAGCTGATGATATTATTGGTACTCTTGTGCCTATTCACATTATGCATGAAAACATTGTAATTATTTCCAGTGACGGAGATTTTTTACAATTACAACAATATAATGGCCATAGCAAATATACAGTTAAACAATATAACCCTGCACAAAAGAAATTTATTAAATCGGATAATCCATTGGCAGAATTAAATGAAAAGATTATTCGTGGTGATAAAGGTGATGGTATACCAAATATTTTTTCACCATCGGATTGTTTTGTCCGTGATTTAAGACAAAAGCCAATTACTAAAGGTGTAATAGATAAACTATTGCGTGAAGATAAGGATAAATGGTCTAGTGAAGCACAAACAGGTTTTTCACGTAATCAAGTATTGATTGACTTGCGTAATATACCACTTGAGATAAAGTCAAAAATCATAAATATGTATAATGAAATAACACCTGCACCAAGAAGTAAGTTATTAAATTACTTTATTGAATATAAGTTAAAGAACATGATGGATGTAATCGAGGAATTTTAATGAAAAACATATATGAAGTTTTTGATGAGTTTGAACAAGCATCAACTAAAGCCGAAAGAATGAAGGTTATAGAAAAGAACCTTTCTACAACTTTGTGTCAAGTATTACAATTAACTTTTCATCCTAATTTTCAATGGAAAGTAAAAGAGATGCCTGAAGATTATAGAGTACCAGATGTTTCAATTGCTGGTATGTCTTATTGCCAACTATCAACAGAATTAAGAAAATTATATTTGTTTCAAGAAGGTCATCCATCTTCTGCAAATATAACTCCAAGAAAACAAAACGAATTGCTTATTCAATTATTAGAATCACTAGAACCTCGTGAAGCTGAAGTTGTTATTGGAATATTCCAAAAAGACCAAGGCGTAAAAGGGTTAAATTACAAATTTGTCAAAGAGGCCTTTCCTAGCATGTTACCATGACAAAAAGAGAAAAGATAATTGTCACCTGTAGTGAATTCGATCCATTCACAGCCCAAGACCTAAAGTTCTTACAGAAATGTAAATCCAAAGGAGATTGGCTTATTGTCGGTATTCACACAGATTGGTGGTTAAAATGGTGTCGTGGTGGTATGAATGAAAATTATGCTTCTCGTAGAGAAATTGTAGGTAGTGTAAAATTTGTTGATGAGATTCTCAGCTTCAGTGATATGGATGGAACAGTTTGCCAATTACTGAAGATTGTGAAGATATGTTATCCTGATGCTTTGATAACATACGTGAGTAATACGGATATGCAAAATATGCCTGAAGCTAAAATTAGAGGCATAAAATTCGAAACGTTGGAATAGGAGAAGGTTGTGTCAAAAACTGTTGGTAAATTTCGTAAACAAAAAAATTATCAAGAAGATGAGTATTACGAAAAAGATTATTCTAAGGCCAAAAAACGTAGTAAAAATGAAAGAAATGAATTAAAGAAAATGAAATATTATCAAAATGATGATGATTTCAATTCTGACAACTATGTAAGAAGATAGTGTTGTTTTCTTGCAACACCTAGGCTTGACAATCTAGGTGATTCCTGTATAATCATAATTCTTGACTAGGAACTCGATATGATTATACATACACATTTCAAAAAATCTAAGCCAAAACTCAAGCCAAAAGCTGAGCGTGAAGAATACCAAGCATGGTTGGATAAACATACATCCGGCATGAAGGTAAAGTCATCCAAGTTTAAACCTCTCAAAGGTTACCATCTGTCCATTCCTGACGACCGAAACCCACGGAAGTATGCATCCTTGGACAGCGGTGTTGGAAATGCAACAAAACCACAACCAAAACAGTACACAGGTGACAAAATTGTTGGAATTGCAACAATGCACAAGTCTAATGCCGTGCCGGTTTTCAATTCCGAGCAGGCCGTAGAGATTTCATCGATGCGGAGATAATGAAAAATGAAGAAAAATACAAAAAATCTCAAATTTACATTAAATTTAGCTCGTCCTCATTGTCGGACACCGATAAAACCGGTAATTCGACACAAAAATGACGTTGAATTTTCAAGAAAAGTCAAATATAAGCAAGATTTTGCAAAAAACCTAACTTTGGAGTATTAAAATGATCGATTCCGGCAAAAAATACAATGATGAGTTGTCAGAATTAGAAGAATTATTGCAGGATGTCACGGAAGATAATATGGATGACTTCTTTGCATTTGTGGAATTGCTCGATGGAGCAAAAAAAGCAGGAAACCTAGTAGTAGATACATCAACTTTTTATCATTAATTAAAGGAAGCACAAAATGAATGAAGCCGTACAGATTCCAGAACAAGAACTTGATCCCATGAGCCATTTGGAAATGATTGTCAGAGGGTGGGTAGCAAAAAGTAATTATCAAAATGACATGGAATGGTATCAAAAACTAAAGGAACAGTACGAGTAAAAGTGTTGTATGGAAACAACTACCATTTTACGATTTTACTTGACGGCATACGTTTTTTGTGAGATAATACGTATTCTTAATTCATGAGGCATTCAAAATGCAATTAGCTGAAACTAAATCAATTCTTGCAAAACTAATGGCAACAGAAAATCTGGTTGTTGAACAGCGTAATGTTCAAACGGCCTCCTTTGATGTTAAAAATCGTGTATTGATATTACCTATTCTCGACAGAAATTTATCACCAGAATTATACGACCTTTTTGTTGGTCATGAAGTTGGCCATGCTTTGTACACACCGCTTGAAGGTATGCAAAAAGCAAAAGAAGAAAAAATCAATATGAGTATTGTGAATGTTGTAGAAGATTCCCGTATTGAACGTAAAGTAAAAGACAATTATCCAGGTCTACGTGTATCTTTCCTCAAAGGTTACAAAGAACTAATCGAAAAAGATTTCTTTGAAACTAAAGGTGCAAACATCAATGAGTACAATCTAATTGACCGTATCAATTTGCATTGCAAAGGTGGTGCTAGTCAAATGATCCGTTTTTCTCCTGAAGAGCGTGTTCTACTAAATGAGGTAGAAACTACCGATACGTATGATGAAGTTATTGAAGTTTCCAAAAAACTTGAAGCTTTGATGCGTGAACAGGAAAAAGAAAAACAAAAAGAACGTGCTAAGGATGGTTTACCAGAGGAAGAAGAACAAGATGATGATGGTGAATTTGGTGATTCGTTTGAGGAAGATGAAGATGGCCAATATCAAAATTCTAGTCAATCTGGTTCTTCTGGTGAGGAAGAAAGCGAAGATGAATCATCTAAAGGCACCGATGATGATGACACCAGTGATGATGGCGAAACATCTAAAAAAGACCAAGTAAAAGGCCGTGGTGTTTATGATGACGAGAAAAAAATCGATGACAAATTAAAATCATTTACCGATGAGGCATTCAAACGTAATGAGAAGAAATTAGTCTCCGATGAAAATCGTGGTTACATTTACACAAATGTTCCTAAAGTCGATTTAGATTCCGCTATCGTAGACCACAAGCAATTGTATGCTATGTACAAATTATCTGACGGCCAATACGACAGAGCCGAATTCATGAAAATTCGTAATGAGACCAATAAGGTTGTTTCTTATCTGGCCAAAGAATTTGAATTGCGTAAAAACGCTGACCAATTGAAACGTGCTTCAGTATCTAAAACTGGCGATTTGAATCTGAATAAGATTTTCTCATATCAGTTCAGTGAAGATATATTTAAAAAGGTCACCGTTGTTCCTGGTGGTAAATCACACGGTCTGGTGATGTTTATTGACTGGTCTGGTTCTATGCATAACCATATCAATAACACCATGAAGCAATTATTCTCACTCGTGATGTTTTGTAAGAAAGTTGGCATTCCTTATGAAGTGTATGCTTTTGCAACTTCACAAGTAAATCAACTGAAACAGGAATTCAAAGAATCTAATTTGTACCTAGGTCAGTTCCAGTTGTTTAACATTTTCTCAAGTAGAATGACTGCTGCTGAATTTACTAATGCTGGTGCGGCCATGACATTCTTAGGTAAACATCCTGGTTATTCACCAGACTGGTTC